GACCAATAATCGGGTCACGAAAAACCCGGAGACCTGGTTCAAGAATGCTGAGCAGCAACCCGGTAGCTGGTGGAATGACTGGTTCAACTGGCTGGCGGGACACTCCGGCGAGCGCCAACCAGCGGTTGCGCACATAGGGAATGACAAATTCCCGCCTCTGGAGCCGGCGCCAGGCAGTTATGTAAAGCAATGAAAAACTGAAATGCCCTGCTGCATGACTTCATGCAGCAGGTCAACTGCGGATCATTTGTTTCGGTACAAGGAAAGAGGCCCCATGAGCACCGCGTTGCGCATCAACGAAGCACTTTTGATTGCCGGGCACGCATTCGAACCTTTTCAATGCGTCGCCTGGGCCGCGCAAGACGGTAACGGCGAACTGAGCCTGACCGTCATCGACCGGGCAGCCACTCGTATTTGTCGCAAACAGATTCCAAGCAGTACCTATTCCGACCCGGCGCAGCTGGAAAACCTGCTGGAAGAGGTACGCGCCGAGTTGAGCCAGGGGGGCTACACGCTGCAATCCTGGGCAATGCCAGGGTAAACATTCTCGCGGATCGCTACCAGGATGTGAGGCAAATATTGGGCACGGGGCGACAATCCATTTCATCCCTGATGGAATGATTTGCCGGGCCGGAGTTTATTCAGAAACGCAGAAACGAAAAAGCCCTGAATAATCAGGGCTTTTTCGTATAAATGTGGCGGTGAAGGAGAGATTCGAAAGCACCCGATCGCGCTTTTCGGAAAATCAGGCCCCGGTTTATAAGGGCTTTGCGGCGATAGTTAGCGCGCAAGCGTTCCCATGGCGTTCCCATGGATTTGTGCGGCAGCGGAAATTGACTCGACTCGCAGGACCTGATGCGTTTTTCGGGTGAGCCATCGGAAAAGAGTAATTTAGGTAATGTAAGCGCGACGATTGGCTACAGGCCTTTGTTTTCAAGGGTTTCAAGCGAAGCGGGAAAGGTAATATTGAAGTAATTTTTAGGTAATGAAATTACTCTTCTTCAAGGTAATCACCTTTGATCATCCAGACCTTATAAATCAATAGGTTACGTAAAAATTACCTTCTACATTACTAAAAATTACCTATCCGAGTAATTCGTGAAACCCAGTAGATACGGGGCTCTCAGCCGCTTTAGCACCCCAAATTACCAAAATTACCTTTTTCCGACGGCGTTCCTGAAAAAGCCCCCGCCCGGCGTTCCAGGATATCTGCCCCACCACGCAGCCATGCAGGGTTTCGCAGGATTCAGCACCTTTCAAAACGCCAATCCTGCGTCCAGCCTGACGGGGACCGAGCCGAGCGCAGAAACGCAGAAAAAAAGACCTATTTAGGCCGCAGGCGAGGTGGGGGGACGACGGCGCGCACCAAGCGCCAGTTTCTCCTAGGCACAGCAAGCATTACCCCTACCCAACAAATCGTTTCGGTATGGCAGTCAGATTCGCCCGTACTCCAACATGCCCCGCTTGCATCTACCGTCTTAATCGACGCGAAGACAGCCATACAAGCTCCAGCCGAGGCTTCGTAACAAAGTGTTTTCGCGCATGACCATTTATCCTCCGCGATAGTCAACTGAAGGGGGATTGAGTATGCTGCGACGCCGAGATGTAGTGGCGTTACGACTTCTCCACAACTAGAGTCAAGGTGACGGCAATGGATAGACTTGGCACACGCCGGGTTATTTGTTTTTTCTACGCGGGAAGCGTAGCAATAGAGTGAGACTATCAATGAGTTCGAAACTCCCAACAAAGCTTCTGAAAGGACCTTTGGTGGATGCTGCTTTTGAGATTCGATTTGAGGGCGCCATACCGCTGTCTACTATCTTGCCCGGTCATCTCTATAGTCAGTGGGGAGGTAGTTCTATTGAACGATTGCCACAGGCTGACATACCCGAACAGATTAGAAATAATGATCCAAACTTACAATATGCACCGTTAATTAGACTTAAATTCGATAAGTTTTTTATTTCGATTAGTGATAGATCTCTTCAGGTGTCGTGCAGATACCCCTACCCTGGTTGGGCGCTATTTGAGGAAAAAATATTAAAAACCTTGAATACCACTAATTCAATAAATCTAGTCGGACCGGTAGTTCGATACTCTCTCAAGTACACGGACGTATTACCAAATGAACTGATGGAATACCCTTCAGATTATCTGAACGCCAAGATAGCAATCGGGGGTAGAGATATTGATATTGCAAAAGTCAATTTCCAAACAGAGATACAGGAAGGCGAAGCTATTAACCTGTTGCAGATCGCCGGAAGAGTGGACGCTCAAATATTAGAAACTGGCGAGCCGAAATCCGGATTACTTATTGACATTGACTCAATACGCCAAATCGATAATACGCCGCTAGCTGATTTCATAGCCTCTGCAAAAGTAAATCTCACCTCCCTACACGCCATTAATAAAAAAATGTTTTTTGATTGTTTGAGTGAAAAGGGATTGGCAGTGCTGGAGCCGTCCTTTGAATAACGCAATGAATCTCACCAGCGTGTACTCTAGTAGCGCAAGTGCCAATATTAGAATTTTGCAAAATTCTACTTTGGCATCGACAATTGCCTTACTCAAGCGTTTTTCGACATCATTAGTTACTCAAGAGCTGCCTCAACCAAAATCAGCAAGACGGTGCGACGGCTGGACGCCTCGGATAAGAGCAACAAATCCGAGTGTAAATCTCCGTATCATCTGGTCTGCTGTCGCTTGCAACCTTGAAAAAACGGTACATACTCCAGACTCATCGGCATGGACGCTTCACGGAGGAATCATGCAACGAGCGCTGAGCACATTGGCTAGCTTGAAGCAGCTAACAGATGGCTGGGCCGGCTACGAGTCTAGGAAACCTGACGATCGCTCTATACAAGAGGCGGAAGCATTCGCCCTCAGGATTTTGAACGTACCCTCCATACTTGAACCTATCATTAGTCCGGCAACTGATGGCGAGGTAAGTTTTTTCTGGGAAAATTGCCATATAACACTAGATCTAGGATTCTATGGTGATGGTTCTTTTTCTTTTTACGCAAAAACGGAGGATGGTGAAGAGTTTTTCGGTGACAACTACAGTATAGATTCTGAGCTGCCACCAAAGGTATTTGAACACCTTCAAAGAGCTTAGGGAAAACAGTAGTAATGGACTATAAACTTGAAGTACAACACCATCTTCTTCGCCTCAACTTTGCACCGCAGCACATTATAGACGGAAAAGTCATTCCTTCTGCCATCAGCACTGAAGATTTGCAACGCCGCGGTTACAGCCTTGATACAGAAACTTTGATGTCGATCGAGACTTTGACTGAAAGAGCGGCATCTCAGTCAGCAAAAAAACCTGAAGAAAGAAAGTCCCCTCATATTTCGCGCTTCCTTTGCGGGGATGCAGCATCTATTAAATACGACGACATTCTGGCTTTCAATATTTTCTACAGCCCGGTCACTGAAAATATTGAGCACAACATAAAGGCGAACCAGGCCCATGTGAGCCTGTTATGTACAGACACAAGTAAAGGACCTTCTTACTACAAAAAGGCCAAGATGTTGTTGCTACCAGTTCTTCAGAACTTAATCACACTATCTGACTACGTGGAACAGTACCAAGCGGAAGACAACTCGAAGACCTAAGGGAGAAGCTGCCGCATCTGCGAAAATTTAGCCAATTTCAATCGGATCGATTTTCATTCTTTACCTAATAACTCATATGACTTGAATCGGATAATATCCTCGCCCACCCAGTCATTCAGCTGCAACATCCGCGTCTGAATGGGTTCCAGCTCATTCGCCGTATAGATTTGCGCCGCCTCCCTGATCGATCCAAATCCACCCGCATTCTGCGGCACAATACCCATCAACTGCGGCGGAATCCGCAAGCAGGCCAATACGTCATCCCGCGTCTGATTCTTGATCGAATTAAACTCATCCTTCGCCGCCACCTCACTCACGGGAATCAACTGAATCCCATCCTTCTTCCCAGTCGGCGAATAGACAAAAAGGTTGCGAAAATTCCCCGGCCCCTTCGACTCCTTCAGCGCCTTGCGCAACGCATCAATGTCAGCCTCAGTCTGCGCTGCATCCGTCATATACAGAATGAACCCCGCATGGCTGCCATTCTCGTAATACTTACGCCGAAACAACGTCGCCGACTCATTCAACAACGCCGACTGCAACGCACTGATCCACTCCGGCAGCCCATAAATCTCCTGGTGCAGATCCGCCTCCCGCAGATGAAAAACACTGCCTTGCTCAAACGCATGCTCATCCTTCCACCCACGCACCTGGTAGAACTGCCCCTCCGGCCCAACACGCATGTACTTGGCCAAAGGCGGCACCAGTTGCCGCGTATTGCCCAGTACCGACCGCCGAGCCTCTAGATATCCATTCCCCAAACACAAAAAATCCAAAGCAAACTGCTCAAACGCCGCCCGCGACAACAACGGATGCGGAATAAACGTCTTGCTCAACAAGTTGCGCTTGAACATCAACCCCGAATGCAAATGCACACTCGCCCCCACCGAACGCGCCAGGCCATCGAGGGAAAGCGGCGGCTCATACCAGCGCCCGTTAAACCAGCACTCCAGGTAATCAAACACCTCCCGACCGCCCAACACCGGCGTCGGCTCGCCAAAGGAAAACACCTGAGTCCCTGCGCCGGTGGCGGGTGTGGATGCAGGCAACAGCGTCTGGCCGGCAAGTTGTTCAGTCATCAATAAATCTCCATCCGCCCGGTATTGGCAGCGGTCTGCCCCTCAAGCGGTTCGTTGTGCAATGCGTGAAAGAGCGCCCACGCCAGATCGGCGTGACCGGTGTTGTCGTTGCGCCCAGCGGTGTAGGTGTACTGCCGTCCGCCAGCGGTGACCGTCTTGCGAATCGCCATCAGCGACTGGGCCATGTCTGTCCAGCCGGCGTCGAATTCGAGCCGTCCCTTGTGGATAACGTCATAGGCCTTGAGCACCAGGCGGGTCTTAACCTCAGGCGAGTAACTGAAAGTGGTAACCGCCGGGAAGAACTGGCGCACCAGCTGCGCCACGCCGCTACCCAGCCCCGTGACATCGATGCCGATGTAGGTCACCCAGTAGCGGTCGCAGACGCTCTTGATAAACGCGGCCTGCGCGGCAAAGTCCATACCGCGAAACTGGTGACGCTCCAGAATCCGGAACTTACCGCCCGGTACCAGCGGCGGCGCAACCACCACCATCCCCGAGCAGTCGCCGGTCTCAGCCGGGTCATAACCAATCCACACCTGCCGATCGCCGAACGGGCGCATGGCGAACGGCTTGTAGTCCTCCGCCCACTCGACCCAACTGTCCACCATGCACGACTGCAACAGCGTCAGTGGGAAAATGCTCGCCCCATCATCGACAAACTCACACATCAACAGGTTGGCGAACGCCTCGGGGCTGTACTCGCGGCGTAGCTCTTCGATGTCGAACAGATCACAACCGCCCCGCTCCGCATCCAGGATCGTGACGATCTGCCGCCACAGACGATCCTCACAAAACCGCCCCTGCTGAAGCGCCCCGTGAGACACGTCCACCTTCGTGTGCTCCGTGGCGGGCTTGCCCTTGTTGAAGCGCTCGCCAGTCCAAAAGGTATAGGCCTCGTGGGCCATGCTCGACGGCGTCGAAAAGTAAGTTTTGCGCCACTTCTTGTGCATCGCCATGCCCGAGGCGACCTTGTTCAACTCCTCGAACTTGAACGTCCAGAAGAATTCGTCGAAGTAGAAATTGCCGTGGTAGCCCTGGGCGGTGCGGGCGTTGGTGCCGAGGAAAAACAACTCGGCACCGTTGGGCAACACGATGGGGTCACCGGTCAGCTCAACGCCGATTACCTCGCGGGTGAACGCCTGAATGTAACCGCGGAACAGGTAAGCCTGGTTCTTCGAGGCCGAGAGAAAAATCTGATTACGCCCGGTATCCAGGGCATCGATAAATGCCTCGCGAGCGAAGTAGTAAGTCGCCCCGATCTGCCGGCTCTTGAGGATGACGCGAGTACGCTGATTGCCCGCCCGGTACCAGTCTTTCTGATAGTCAAAACAACCGTCGAGAAACGCCTCGCGCAGCAGCTCGACCTGGTCTTCATCGATCTCGTTTTTGACGGCCTTCTTCTTCGGCTCGGCGTTGCGCTTGGCTAGATTCGGATTGAGCTCAGTCTCGGTACCGCCGCCCTGAAAACGCTGAATCCGCGCCTGCCGCTCCAACTGCCGGTGCAACAGATCAATCTCCTTGAAGTCGCCACCGCTCTTGCCTTCCTTGAGGATCAACTGCACCAGCCGCGCCTCCAACGCCCCGCCAATGCGCTCGACGTTGTCGGCCCGATCCCATTCATCACGGGCCTTCCAGCTGTGTAGCGTTTTTTCCTTTTCGCCCGTAGCCTCGGCAATCTCGCAGACGCGCCACCCCATCCAATACAGAAATTTGGATTGGCGGCGGGGATCGATGGGCAACAGTTCGGTCGTAGTCATGGCCGCGATGCTGCCGCCCGCGCCCGCGACTCAATAGCGCCGCCCTTTGTACCGCCCTTCCCTACAGTCCCACCTCGTTGCCGCAACCCGCGCGCGTCACGACCATGCCCCTCATCGCAATGCACTGCTCACCCACCGGCAGGCGCCCCACGCAATGAGGATTCCCGGCATGAAGAAATTCCGCAGCAACTGGTTCCGCGTCGCCGTCGAGGGCGCGACCTCGGACAAGCGCACCATTAAACGCAACTGGCTGGAACAAGCCGCGAAGAACTTCAACCCGTCCACCTACGGCGCACGCATCTGGCTGGAACACTACCGCAGCGTGCTGCCCGATGGCCCGTTCAAGGCTTACGGCGACGTGCTGGCAGTGAAGACCGAAGAAGTGGACATCGGTGGCCAAAAGAAACTGGCGCTGTTCGCCCAGGTCGAGCCGACCGCCGAACTGATCGCCCTGAACAAGGCCAAGCAGAAGGTCTACACCTCAATTGAAATCGACGATAGCTTCGCCGATACCGGCGAGGCCTACATCGTCGGCCTTGGCATCACCGATTCCCCGGCCAGCCTCGGCACCGACGTGCTGTCGTTCTCAGCCCAGAAACCTGACGCCAGTCCGTTCAAGGATCGCCACTACTCCGCGACCTCAATGTTCACCGAGGCGCTCGAGACCGAACTGACGTTCGAGGAAATCGAAGACAAGCCCAGCCTCGGCGCCCAGTTGTTCAGCAAGGTGCAAACCCTGCTCAAAGGCAAGCAAACCAAGGACGACACCGAGTTCGCTCATATCAGCGATGCGGTCGAAGCCGTCGCCGAACACGTCAAGGATTTGCCCGATCAACTGGCTGCCGAGAAACAGTTCTCCGCAGAACTGAAAACGCAAATCGAACAGGTCAGTACCGACCTGAAAGAGCTGAAAACCAGGCTCTCCAACACCCAGGACCACAACCAAACGAAGCGCCCTCCGGTCACCGGTGGCGACAACCAGGTCATGACCGACTGCTGACAGCCGGCCCACCCAAAGCCCCGAACAACGAAGGACGACCTCCATGCGCAACGATACCCGTAACCATTTCAACGCCTACCTCGGCCAGTTGGCCAAGCTGCACGGCGTGCCGAACGTGACCACCAAATTCGCCACTGCGCCCAGCGTCACCCAAACCCTGGAAACCCGCATGCAGGAATCCAGTCAATTCCTCAGCGCGATCAACATCTACGGCGTGACCGAGCAGATGGGCGAAAAGATCGGCATGGGCATCGGCGGTCCGAACGCCGGCACCACCGACACCACCCTGAAAGACCGCGAAACCAGCGACATCACCACCCTCGACGACCGTGGCTACTTCTGCTCGCAAACCAACTTCGACACCCACCTGCGCTACAGCAAGCTGGATGCCTGGGCCAAGTTTCCCGATTTTCAGGCACGTATCCGCGACGCCATCCTCAAGCGCCAGGCGCTGGACCGCATCCTGATCGGCTGGAACGGCATCAACCGTGCCGCCACTTCCAACCCTGCCACCAACCCGCTGCGCCAGGACGTCAACGTCGGCTGGCTGCAAAAGATGCGCACCGAAAACGCCGCCCGCGTCATGACGGAAGTCGTTGAAGGCTCGGGCACGATCACCATCGGCGCCGGCAAGGACTTCACCAACCTCGACGCCCTGGTCTTCAGCATGGTCGAGGAATTCATTGCGCCCTGGTACCAGGAAGACCCGGATCTGGTGGTGATCTGCGGCCGCCAACTGCTGGCCGACAAGTACTTCCCAATCATCAACAAAGACAACGCCCCGACCGAGATGCTGGCCGCCGACATCGTCACCAGCCAGAAACGCCTGGGCAACTTGCCGGCGGTGCGCGTGCCGTACTTCCCCGCGCGCGGGCTGCTGGTCACCAAACTGGAAAACCTATCGATCTACTGGCAGGAAGGCAGCCGCCGTCGCACCGTCCTCGACAACGCCAAACGTGACCGCATCGAGAACTATGAATCGGTGAACGATGCCTACGTGATCGAGGATCTGGAATGCGCCTCGCTCGCTGAAAACATCGAAATCGCGTCGTAAGGGGCCGACCATGACCAACCCCTGCCGCCGCCATTTCCAACGGGTCACTGCCGCCATCGAGGCGGCAGCGGCCGAACCGACCCAAACCATGGCCGGTGCCACCGCCTACGAGCATCAGCTCAACCAGCTGCTGCAAGACCGCCTGCGCCTGAAACAGGTGCAATCGAACCAGGGCAAAGCCGAACTCAAACGCCAGCTGCTGCCCGACTACGTGCCCTATGTGCGAGGCGTGCTGGAAGCCGGCCAAGGCGCCCAGGACGAAGTGATGACCACCGTCATGGTCTGGCGCTTCGATGCCGGCGACTTCACCGGCGGCCTGGACATTGCCCAATACGTGCTGCAGCACAAGATGATCATGCCCGATCGCTTCGCTCGCACCTTGGGCTGCCTGGTGGCGGAAGAAGTCGCCACCGCCGCGTTCAAGGCGCAGAAGGTCGGTGAACCCTTCGACCTGGCCATCCTGCACCGCACCGCCGAACTGACCGACGCCGAAGACATGCCCGATCAGGCCCGCGCCAAGCTGTTCCTCGCCATGGGCCGCGCAACGCTGGAAGGCCTCACCGAAGAGCAACCCGGTCAACCCGGTCAGGTGCAAGCCGGCATCGACCTGCTGAAGAAGGCGATTGACCTGCACGACGCCTGCGGCGGCAAAAAGGATCTGGAGCGGGCCGAACGCCTGCTCAAAAAACACGCTACCACCGGTAGCTAACCGAGCGTCCCCACGCACCCCGCCGGCTCGGGGCGGATCGGCCAGGCCACTCCTCCTGAACGTGAAGCCCCGACCACCGGCGACCTAACGCAGAGCGCACCGACATGAGTGGATTCGTAGCCGGCAGCACGGCCCCTGCCGGCCATATCAACACCGACCCTTTCTGGCCGTCGATTGAACTCGACGACGTGCGTGGCACGCTGCGGATCGACTCCAGTGTCACCGCCATCCGCCTGGAAACTGCAACCATCGCCGCCGCCATCAGCGTCAATCGCGAGTTCACCGAGTGGCGCCGCGCCAGGCAAGCCGAAGGCTACGCCACGCTCGCCGACGTCCCGGCCGAAATGGTCAAAGACGTTTCTCAACTCGTCCACCTCTACCAGCGCGCCATCTATGCCGCGACCGGTGCGGAAATATGCGAGCGCTACCGCTCGTTCGACAGCACCAACAATGGCAATCAGAACGCCGACGACCTCAGCCCCAGTATCGACGAACTGCGCCGCGACCAGCGCTGGGCCGTGCGCGACTTCCTCGGTCTGGGCCGCACAACCGTGGAGTTGATCTGATGGCCGTCTCCGTCCGCGCCCAGCAAGGCGACACCGTCGACGCCCTGTGCTGGCGTCACTACGGCCGCACCGCCGGCGTTACCGAAGCCGTACTTGAAGCCAACCCGGGCCTGGCCGACCACGGCCCGACACTCCCGCAAGGCCTCCTGGTGGAGATGCCCGAAACCCAAACCGCAGCCCCGCAACGGCAGAGGGTGAACCTATGGGACTGACCCGTCCGCACCGCGCCCTTGAACCCAACCACCCTGGACCCTGGAATGAAACGCATGCCTGACCGTCACGAAACCTGGGCCTGGCTCGCCGCCTGGCTCGAACAGCACTGGCCGACCCTCTACGCCGGCCTACTTGCCCTGGCCATCGCAGGTCTGCGGGTCATCTACGGCGGCGGCACCCTGCGCCGGATGGTGAGCGAGGCGCCGCTGTGCGGTGCACTGGCCCTTGCGGTGAGCCATGGCTTGTCGTTGGTGGGGATTCCGGCCTCGACCGCCCCCTTCTTCGGCGGCGTCATCGGCCTGCTGGGCGTCGAAGGCACTCGTGCCGCGGCGAAAAGGCTCTTCACTCGCAAGGTAGATCAGCTATGACCACCCTTCGCCACGGCGACCGCTCGCAAGCAGTGCGTATCCTGCAAAAGAACCTCAACCAGCACGGCGCCAGGCTGATCATCGATGGCGATTACGGTGACGTCACCGAAGCCGCCGTGCGTGCCTACCAACTCAAGGTTGGCCTGGTTGCCGATGGCATCGCCAGCAGCAAGACGCAGGCCGCACTCGCCGGCGCTGACTGCCAGCGTCTGCTGAAAAACGTCGACCTGGTGAACGCCGCCGAACGCCTCGGCGTGCCGCTGGCCAGCGTCTACGCGGTCAACGAAGTTGAGTCGAAAGGCGCCGGCTTCCTCGACAACGGCAAGCCAGTGATCCTGTTCGAGCGGCATGTCATGTACCGCCAACTGTTGACGGTTCGGCACGAAGGCGACGATGCCACGGCACTCAAGCGCCACGCCGACCAGTTGGCCGCCACCAACCCGGCCATCGTCAACCCTAGGTCGGGTGGTTATGCCGGCGGCACCGCCGAACATCAGCGCCTGGCCACAGCACGCTTGATCGACGACACCGCAGCACTCGAATCCGCCTCCTGGGGCGCCTTCCAGATCATGGGTTTTCACTGGCAGCGCCTGGGCTACGGCAGCGTGCAAGACTTCGTCGCGGCCATGAGCGCGAGCGAGTCGCAGCAACTCGATGCCTTCGTGCGCTTCATTGAGACCGACCCGGCACTGCACAAGGCGTTGAAAGGCCGCAAATGGGCCGAGTTCGCCAAGCTCTACAACGGGCCGCACTATCAGCGGAACCTGTATGACATCAAACTCCAGCGCGCCTACGAACGACACGAAGACTGCGGCTGCGGTCAGGCGGTGGCCGCATGATCGACTTCGATGCCGTGCAACGTTTGAACGTGCAAGACGGTGATCTGCTGGTGGTGCCACCGGACAGCGATCAATACGACATGGAACTGCTCTGCGATGCGCTGTACGTCCAGATGCCGGACCGCAAGGTCATCATCATCCGCGGCCCGGTGCAGCAGCTGGACGTCGACGCCATGAATAAGCTCGGCTGGTACCGCGCATGACAACTGTTCGCCAGACCCTGCTTGGCATCGCCCTGCTCGCGTCCCTGGTGCTGCTGGTCTGGAGCCAGGCACTGCGCATCAACGTGGCAAACCAGAACACCAAGCTAGCCACCCAAGACGCCAACACCGCCCGGGAACACGCCGAGCGCCACCTCGCGGATGCCCACGCGTTGCGCGCCACTCTGCACCAGGAACGCACCGCCCAGGCCACCCTGCGCACCCAGCAAGATCAATTGCGCCAAGGCCTGGCAAAGCGCGAACTCACCATCGAGGCACTGAAACGTGAAAACACCGAACTACGCAATTGGGCTGCCCAGCCTATGCCTGATGCTGCTCGCCGGCTGCGCGAGCACCCCGCCCTCACCGGCGCCGACGCTTATCGTCAGTGGCTGTCCGGCCGTGGTGCCCTGCACCCTGCCGGCGACCAGCCCACGCAGTAACGGCGACCAACTCACCGATCAGGATCGCGTCGAAGCTGCCTGGGCAGAATGCGCTGGCCAAGTCGATATGGTTTACCAACATCAGCAGGCCCAACCATGAACAAACCCGACAGCCTGAAAGCTCACCTGCTGGCCACCGTCGCGGAACTCAAGCACAACCCTGACCGGCTGCTGATTTTCATCGACAACGGCAAGATCCGCTGCACCGCCGCTGCATCACTGTCGTTCGAGTACAGCTTCGACCTGCAAGTCATCCTCACCGACTTCGCCGGCCACCCCGACAGCGTCATGCTGCCGCTACTCGGCTGGCTGAGTGTCCATCAATCTGAGTTGCTGGAGAACCTAAGTAAGGCGGCTGACGGCATCCAGTTCGAGGCCGACATTCTGGACAACAGCAAAGTCGATTTGAGCCTGACGCTGCCCCTGACCGAACGAGTGGTAGTGGGTAAGGATGACCAGGGCAATACCACCATCCGCCATCCTGGGGAACCACAACGGGCTGCCGACTTCCTCGACCCGAACTGGATACCTGGTACCCAGGGCACCGGTAGCGAATGGGTGCTGCCAAAATGACCAACCGCCTGGAAGTGCTGGAAGACTGGGCGGCCGGTCTGCTCGGGCAGCTTGAGCCTGCTTCGCGCAACAAGCTCGCCCGCAGCCTCGGTCAAGCATTGCGGCGCAGCCAGCAGCAACGAATCATTGCCCAGCGTAATCCGGACGGGAGCAAGTACGCACCGCGCAAACAGCGCAACCTCCGTGGTAAGAAAGGAAGGGTGAAGCGCAAGATTCAGATGTTCAAAAAAATTCGGAACGCAAGTTTTCTGAAGGTTCGGGGTGACAGTAACGCGATCAGCGTTGGTTATGTGGGGCGCATTGCCCGGATTGCGAGAGTGCACCAGTTCGGGCTAAAAGACCGCGCCGAACTGGGTGCACCCTCTGTCAATTATGAGCAACGGGAGATACTTGGCCTCTCTGAGGCCGACATAGACTTAATCCGCGATGAACTACTCGTACATTTGCGGTCATAGCCAAGGTCAAGAACTAATTACTTGACTCAAAACCTAGCTCAAGCGGCCGATTATTTGGGCGTGGAATCTCCAGATGATCCGGAAGCAACTCCGGGTTTCCCCCCATCGTCGGAAATAGTCTTATAACCGGGTATTGCGAACGTTTTTATTAATGCGTTCCGGCGCTCCGCCAATTCGAGGATTGCCGTAGTAAGTTCTTTTTTCTTTAATGGATCACTCGAAAAATTTTTATCATTCAACAAGGTTTTGTTAGCAGTAATCGCGTCATCTATTTTTTTAACTGAACTATCAAGATCAAGGGTCTCGACTCCATATTTTTCATTGGCCCGACTCAAAATTCTAGAAATCGCGATAGGGATTGAACACATTTCGTGGTAGCCGATCGCATCTGAGACCGCTGCGGAACCGCTATATAGGTCCAGGCCTTTCGCTTGCCAACTGTTAATGCGAGTAATCTCGGCTTTGCGCATGCCTTGTATCTCTTTAGCGACTGTAGGTATAAGCTCACCTCCGTACATTTCGTTGTTTATGGATGAACGCATTTCATTGGTCACAGCAGATGTGCCCGCCAAATTTTGCGCCGCTCTGCCGCCTACAATTGCAGCCGCCGCCGCTGTAGCCGTTGTAATGGTACTGTACCAAACATTTGTCACAGCCCGCCGTCCATAAATCGAGGAAATAAAGTCACCGCAATAAATATCTGACATTGAAAGTAATTTAAGCTGTTCAGCGTTCCGAGTTGAAGTGCTATTGATTCTTTTAAGAATATCTCGAGTCTCTTCGATTTTGACTTCGGAGACTTCCATAATCGGATCAGCACGATTAGGTGGTATGAAATGAGTGGGGCGATTGGAGCAAGCGGCGGTAAATACCACCATAGAGATTAAGAACCCCCGCCCTACTCGATGAGAACCCGATAATCCGGATATACATACTGTTCTTTTCAATCCCGACTCCCTAACCCGCCTTTAATGACTTCTTGTCACCCTTGACAAATGTATAGCAGCGAATAGCCATTATGCTAGGAAGAGCCGGAATTAAATTACCTCCAATCCAGACATCACATTGATCTGAGCATGTAACTCAAAGCTATACAAATTGCTAAGGCTGCAAGCACACGCGCATAGCACCACCATCGGCGTCATGAACGACCTAGCCACCCTCGCCCGCCTGATCGAAAACCTCATCCGTCTCGGCACCATCGCCGCCGTCCAGATGAAGCCCCCGCGCGTCCAGATCAAAACCGGATCACTGACCACCGGCTGGCTCCCATGGATCGCCCCACAGGCCGGCGCCGACCGCGAGTGGAATCCACCCACCGTCGACGAGCAAGTCATCCTGTTCAGCCCCTCCGGCCAACTCGGCAACGGCATCGTCCTGACCGGCCTGTTCAGCGATCACATCCCGGCCAACGGCGACCGCGAAGGCCTACACCGTTGTACCTACCGCGACGGCACGGTGATCGAGTACGACAGCATCGCGCACCACCTCAATGCCACGCTGGCCGAAGGCGGCACCACAAACCTGACCAGCACCGGCGGCATCCACATCGTTGGCCCGATCACCCACGAAGGCGACTACACGCAAACCGGCAACCAGACCATCACCGGCAAGGTCGCCGTGTCGGAGGACGTGGTCGCCGCCGGCATCAGCCTGGTCAACCACCCACACGGCAGCGTAATGCCAGGCAGTGGCAAAACAGGGAAACCGGAATGAACCGAGAAACCGGCGCCGCCCTCAACCTGGTCGAACACATCGCCCAATCCATCAACGACATCCTGACCACCCGCCTCGGCACCCGCGTCATGCGCCGCGAGTACGGCAGCCTGCTGCCCGAGCTGGTGGATCAGCCGTTCAACGACTTCACCCGCCTGCAGGTGTATGCCGCCACGGTCATGGCCTTGATGCGCTGGGAAACGCGCATCAGCCTGAGTCGTGTGCAGCTCGTCGGGGCGAACCTCCAAGGCCAAGCATCGCTGGACCTTGAGGGCACCCTCGTGGACAGCAATCAGCCGTTGAGCCTGAGCGTACCTCTGCAATTGGGGGGCAGCGCATGAACACCTTCGTGGCCATCGACCTCAGCCAACTACCGGCACCGCAGATCGTCGAGCAGCTCGATTACGAGCAGATCCTCGCCGAGCGCAAGGCCTACACCATCAGCCTCTGGCCGGCCGAGCAACAGGAAGAGATTGCTGCTCGCCTGGAAATGGAGTCCGAGCCTCTGACCAAATTGCTCGAGGAAAACGCCTACCGCGAAACCGTGTGGCGGCAGCGGGTCAACGAGGCGTCCGTCGCCAACATGCTCGCTCTGGCCAAAGGCACCGACCTCGAAAACCTCGCCGCCAACTACAACGTCAAACGGCTGGTCATACAGCCCGGCAATCCATCGGCCGTGCCGCCGATGCCAAGGCTGATGGAAAGCGACGACAGCCTGCGCGAACGCGCACAAATGGCCTGGGAAGGCCTGAGCACCGCTGGCCCACGCAACAGCTACATCTTTCACGCCCGCGCGGCAGATGGACGTGTGGCCGATGCCACGGCGGAAAGCCCGTCCCCGGCCGTAGTGGTGGTGACGGTTCAGGCGCTATTGGGTGACGGTAGCGCTGCACCGGAATTGCTCAGCATCGTGAATGCCTACCTCAGCGACGACGACCGCCGCCCCGTGGCGGATCGCTTGACGGTGCAAAGCGCCGCTGTTGTTCCCTACCTGGTTAAAGCCAAGCTGTTCTTGAAAACCAGCGGCCCCGAGTCGGAGCCCATCCTTGCCGCTGCCGAACAACGCTTGTTAGCGTTCGTCCACCAACGTCGGCGCCTGGCCATAGACGTGTCCGAATCTGCGATCCACGCCGCGCTGCACGTCGAGGGCGTGCGCAAAGTCGAGCTGGAGAACTGGGTGGACATCCGCGCGACGCCGTACCAGGCACCGTATTGCACTGGCATCACCCTGACACAGGGGGTTGAGTAATGGGCAGCGTTTCGCTTTTACCGCGTAATGCCACCCAGCTGGAGCGTTTGGCGGCCGAGGCGCTGTCGCAGATTCAACGCACGCCCATCCCCCTGCGCCAACTCTGGAGCCCATCGCAATGCCCCCTCGAAATGCTGCCCTATCTGGCCTGGGCTTTTTCCGTGGACCGATGGGATACCCAGTGGAGCGAAGCCACCAAGCGCGCCGCCATTCGCTCGGCGTACTACATCCACTCACGCAAAGGCACCATCGGCGCCCTGCGCCGCGTGGTCGAGCCGCTTGGATACCTGATCGAGGTGGTTGAGTGGTTTCAGACTCATCCCGAAGGCGTCCCCGGCACCTTCGCCTTGAAGGTTGGGGTACTGGAAACCGGCATCACTGATGAGATGTACCAGGAACTGAGCTTCCTCATCGATGACGCCAAACCACGCAGCCGTCATCTCACTGGCCTGACCATCAGCCTGGCAACCACCGGTCGTGTGTACCTGGGCGCCACCCTGTATGAGGGCGACGAAATCAGCGTTTACCCGCCTGCCCAGCGTGACATCGAAGTCAGCGGCGTAATGGGCCGAGGCGGTCGCGACCACACCATCGACACCCTGGATGTATTTCTATGATCGACCAGAACTCGCAGTTTTTCGCCATCCTCACCAACATCGGGGTCGCCAAACAGGCGAACGCCGATGCCCTGGGTATCCCGTGGCAAATCACCCACATGGGCGTCGGTGATGCCAATGGAACTGACCCGATCCCATCAGCCACACAAACCAGGCTCATCAATGAACGCCGCCGAGCACCGCTGAACCAGCTCAAGGTCGACCCCGCGAACGCCGCCGTCATCGTCGCGGAACAGGTGATCCCGGAAAACGTCGGCGGCTGGTGGATTCGCGAAATCAGCCTGTACGACTCGGACGGCGACATGATCGCCGTCGCCAACTGCGCCCCCTCGTTCAAGCCGTTACTCAATCAAGGTTCAGGCCGTACGCAAGTCGTGCGCATGAACATGATCGTCAGCAACTCCAGCAACGTCGAACTGAAGATCGACCCCAGCGTGGTCCTCGCGACCCGTGCCTACGTCGACTCCAAGGTCTTGGAGGAGCTGAATAAACTCGACAGCAAGCAGTCTGTGCGGGTGGCCACCACAGCCAACATCACGCTGACAGACCTCAAGACCCTCGACGGTATCGCCCTGGTCGCCGGCGACCGGGTATTGGTCAAGAACCAAACGTCTGCCAAGGACAATGGGCTGTATGTCGCGGCCGCAGGTGCTTGGCCTCGTGCGCCGGATGCCGACACCCATGCAAAAGTCAGCTCAGCGCTGCTGGTTTCGGTGGAGCAAGGTGCCACGCAAGCGGACACCCGTTGGCAACTCGTCACCGACGGAGTGATTGTCGTGGGCACCACGGCCCTGACGTTCCAGAACATTACGCAGGGGTTGGCGCCGATCAACTCCCCGGCATTCATGGGCACCCCGACCGCTCCGACGCCGGCCCGGTTTGACGTGAGCACCAAGATCGCCACCATGGCGGCGCTTCAGGCTCGCGGACTCCAATACGCCGGTTTTCTCTCGTTCAGTGGTGCGTTGCTCGGGATTGTTTCCCATGTGGGTGGGGTGGTCCATTGTTCTGGCGCAACAGCAAATTCGTACAGCCTTCCCGACTCCACCGCCAACAACTTGCCATTAGGCGTTAACGTTCGTGTGCAGAATTGGGGTGTCACCAGCTTGGGCCTGGCGATTCAAGGCTCGGACAAAATGCAGGAAAACATCGACGGTACGTGGTCAGCAACGACTCGCTCGATTCCACCAGACAGCTACGTGGATTGCTTATACATCGGCACCGGCCGGTGGTTGCTAACAGGCACCGGCGTGCAAGGCAAAACCCGACCATTCGGCGCCTCTCTGGGCACCAGTGGCTGGCAGAAGTTGCCGAGCGGGCTGATTCTTCAATGGGGCCAGACCCCAGTAGCAACAGCCGGTGATGTGACCACATCATTACCAATCGCGTTTCCCACTGCGTTTGCCACAGTTGTGATTTCCCAAGGCTACACGGCGGGTTCGAACTCGATGGGCTACGCCTGCGCAAGCGCAAATTCGCTGAGCAGTTTTGTCTGGAATGCGACCGGCACCGGTAACGGTCACAACTACCTCGCCATTGGCTTCTAGCTGTCGAGACCAAACGAGCGAGTGTTGCTGGCTCAAATTCATAAGGGATGAAAAATGGCTGTTTATTCAAGCTGTTCGCAACAGTGCTTTTTGGATGATCGTATCAATCCGCTGCCGGAGGACGCACACCCCCTGACATCAGATGAGCACCTGTTGTACCTGGAAGGACAGGTTGCGGGGAAAATCATCGACTTTTCCACTTGCCCGCCGTCGTTAATTGAGCGGCCAGCGTTGCCCGTTGAGCAATTGGCTGAAATAGAACGGGTATGGCGAGACACCCTGCTTTTGGTAACTGATGGCGTCGTGGCTCGGCACCGTGACGAGCTCGAGGAAGGTATCGCGACCACGCTTACGGGTGAGCACTATCGCGAATTGCAGGCTTACCGCCGAGTGTTACGCGACTGGCCGCAAGGCGCTGAATTCCCGCTTGTGGATCATCGTCCAATCCCTCCTATTTGGCTCATGCCTCCTCGCTCATGACGCCCTATCCAAGCAATTTTTGTCCAGTCGCACTGTAGTGAGTTTCTGTACAACCCCAGGCGCTCGCCCAACCAACACACGCGCGGCAGCCTGTGCACTGTCATCCCAATCACTGCACAGGCAAAACCCATGGCCGATTATCTTCACGGCGTGCGGGTGCTCGAACTCAACGACGGCACCCGCCCCATCCGCACCATCCCCACCGCAGTCATCGGCCTGGTCTGCACCGCCGACGATGCCGACGCCGCCGTCTTCCCGCTCGACACCCCGGTGCTGTTAACCAACGTGCAGACCGCTGTCGGCAAAGCCGGCGTGAATGGCACCCTGGCGGTGAGCCTGCAAGCCATCGCCGACCAGACCAAACCCTACACCATCGTCGTGCGGGTCAAGGAAGGTGCCACAGAGGCGGAGACCACCAGCGCCCTGATCGGCACCACCACCGCCGACGGCAAATACACCGGCATGAAAGCCCTGCTCGCCGCCAAGGCCAAAGTCGGCATGGTGCCGCGTATCCTCGGCGTGCCAGGTCTCGACAGTCAGCCGGTGGCCACCGCCCTGGTCAGCATCGGCCAGCAGCTGCGCGCCTTCAACTACGTCAGTGCCTGGGACTGCAAGACCAAAGAGGAAGCGGTCGCCTACCGCGAGAACTTCGGCGCCCGTGAAGTGATGGTGATCTGGCCGGATTTCCAGAATTGGGACACCGTGACCGACGCCACCGTTAACGCTTCGGCCGTCGCCCGCGCCCTGGGCCTGCGAGCCAAAATTGACCAGGAAGTGGGCTGGCACAAGACCCTGTCCAACGTGGCGGTCAACGGCGTCACCGGGATCAGCGCCGACGTGTTCTGGGATCTGCAAAACCCGGCCACAGATGCCAACTACCTCAACAGCAACGAAGTCACCACGCTGATCAACGAGAGCGGCTTCCGCTTCTGGGGCAGCCGAACTTGCAGCGACGATCCGCTGTTCGCCTTCGAGAACTACACCCGCACCGCGCAGATCCTCGCCGACACCATGGCCGAGGCGCAGATGTGGGCCATCGACAAGCCGATGCACGCCTCCCTGGTGCGCGACATGATCGAGAGCATCAACGCCAAGTTTCGCGAGCTGGTCGCCGCCGGTTACCTGATTGGCGGCAGTTGCTGGTACCCGGAAGACATCAACGACAAGGACACCCTCAAGGCCGGCAAGTTGTTCCTCGACTACGACTACACGCCAGTGCCACCGCTCGAAGACCTCACCCTGCGGCAGCGCATCACTGACCGCTACCTGATCAACTTCGCCAACAAGATCAATAGCTGACCCGTGTACCGGAGAACACCGCCATGGCCCTGCCTCGCAAACTGAAAAACCTCAACCTGTTCAACGACGCCCACAGCTACGTCGGCGTGGTGAAGTCAGTCACCCTGCCCCCGCTCGGTCGCAAGATGGAAGCCTATCGCGGCGGCGGCATGAACGGCCCGGTCAAGGTTGACCTGGGCTTCTCCGACGACGGCATCCAGTTCGAATGGAAGACCGGCGGCCTGGACCTGATTTCCCTGCGCCAGTTCGGCGCCGTCAACGCCGCCGGCATTGGCCTGCGCTTCTCCGGCCCGTTCCAGCAGGACGACACCGGTGAAGTCAGCACCGTGGAGGTCGTCCTGCGTGGCCGTCACGAAACCATCGAGATGGGCGACGCAGCACCGGGAGAAGACACCGAGCATGCGATCACCACCACCTGCACCTACTACAAGTTGATCGTCGACAACGAGGAAATCATCGAGATCGATTTGCTCAACTTCATCGAGAAGGTCAACGGCGTCGACATGCTGGAAAAACAGCGCGCCGCCCTCGGCATTTGACCCATCCCGCCGCGCTCAACCGAGACCGGCCAACCTTGAAATCTGGAGCCACATATGAAGCCTGAAGACACCGTCGAAACACTGCCTCCGGTCGACGACAACACCGTGCACCTGGATACGCCCATCGTTCGCGGCAAGAGCTACTTCACCAGCCTGACCCTGCGTAAACCCACCTCCGGCGAGCTACGCGGCATCCAGTTGGTCGAACTGCTGAACATGGATGTGACCACCCTGATCAAGATCCTGCCGCGCATCACCAGCCCGGGCATTACCGCGCCGGAAGCCGCCGGCATGGACCCGGCCGACTTGCTCGCGTGCGGCAGCAAGATTGCCGGTTTTTTGTTGCAGAAGTCGGCGAAAACGGATGCATCCCTCGATGCGTAGAGGACGCCATGGCCGACTTGGCCGTGGTTTTTCACTGGGCGCCAGCTGACATGGACCAGCTGGGCCTGCAAGAACTGATGAACTGGCGCGAGCGCGCCAGGGTGCGGAGTTCCACTGATGGCCAATGATTTAAAGCTCAAGGTGCTGCTCAACGCCATCGATAAAGCCAGCGGGCCGCTCAAGCGCATCGCTGGCGGCAGTACCGCAACCGCTAAAGCCTTGAAAGCGGCGCGGGAACAATCGGCGCAGCTCAATCAACAACAACGCGACATCAGCGCCTATCGCCTTGCCAACATCGAGATCGTCAAACAGGGCCGCGCCCTTCGCGAATTGAACCGTAAAACCAGTGACAACACCGAGCTGCTGAATAAACAGCGCACCGCACACGTCAACCTCAAGGGCAATCTGAAGGCTGCCCAGACCCAGTACAACAAACTCTCCAGGGCGTTGGTCAATGGCAAAGGCGATAGCGCGGGGTTCATGCGTGAGCTGGAAAAAGCCCAGATCAAGCTGCAAGCAAGCCAACAGGCATTCACACGATCCAGCAGCAGTATCAAGACGTACCAGGACCGACTGCGTGCCGCCAAGACTCAACTCGGTCTACTGAATACCCAGCACACCGCCAGCCATAGCAAACTTGAACGGTACAAAACCAAACTGGATCAAGCCGGCATTGGTACTGATGGCTTGAGTCGAAAAGTACGGCAGCTGCGCAACGAACAGCACCTGCTGAACACCTCGATGGACCAACAGAAGGCCAAGCTGCAAGCGCTGAACAAGGCGAATCAAAGCTATCAACGAAGTAAGCAGAGCGCTCAGGTGATGGCTGCCAAAGGTGCTGCCGGGATGACCGCCGGTGGTGCTGCGCTCTACGGTGGAGCGCGTGTTCTTGCACCAAGTCTGGAATTCGATGCCAGCATGAGTCGGGTACAGGCCATTACTCGACTGGACAAGGACGATCCAGAGAAGGCCGCGCAACTTGATGCGTTGCGCAATCAAGCCCGTGAACTAGGCGGTTCGACAATGTTCACCGCTGGCCAGGCTGCCGATGCCCAAGGATTTCTCGGCATGGCGGGGTTCGACCCTAAGGCCATCAAGGCCGCGATGCCCGGCATGCTCGACCTTGCGGCAGCCGGTGGCGCTGACCTTGCGCAGACGGCCGACATCGCCTCAAACATCATGTCCGGTTTGGGCATGTCGGCCGATCAGATGGACCGACTGGGCGATGTATTGGTGGGCACCTTCACGCGATCCAATACCAACCTGCAGATGCTCGGCGACACCATGAAATATGCCGCACCCATGGCGAAAACCTACGGCGTCGAATTGGAAGTGGCGGCCGCCATGGCCGGCAAATTGGGGGACGCCGGGTTACAGGGCAGCATGGGCGGTACCGCGCTCAGCTCCATCATGAACCGCTTGGCCGCACCACCCAAAGCCGCGCAAAAGGCCCTTGAACAACTCAACATCAAAACCGCAGACGCGAACGGCAATCTGCGGCAAATGCCCGACATCCTCAAAGAGATCTACGACAAAACCAAAAATCTGGGCAGCGCAAAAAAAGGTGGATTGTTCAACGCCATCGCCGGTGAAGAGGCGGTCAAGGGTATGGCGCAACTGGTCGAACAAGCCGGGATCGGCGAGCTGCAAAAACTCATTGCAACTCTGCGTGAGACCCAAGGCGAAGCAGCCAAAACGTCCAAGGTGATGGCCGACAATCTCAAGGGTGACCTGACTACCCTCGGCAGTGCCTGGCAAGATCTGGGTATCGAACTGCAAGAGCAGCAGGATGGCCCGCTGCGGGGGTTAGTGCAGTCGGTCATCGACATCGTTCGCGGCGTTAAAACATGGGCCCGGGAAAACCCCGGACTCGTTTCGGGGCTGGTCAAAACCGTCGCCATTGTGGCCGGCCTGACCATGGCCATCGGTGGACTCCTAGTGACCGTGGCGAGCGTGCTACTGCCCTTCGCCGCCCTGCGCTTGGTGTTCGCTCAACTGGGCATACGACTGCCCAGTTTGATAGGACTCCTATGGAAGCTCGGTAAAACCGTGTTGCCCTTTGTCGGCAAGGCCCTGCTCATGATCGGCCGCGCGCTGATGCTCAACCCTATTGGCCTGGCCTTGACCGCCCTCGCCGGCGCGGCCTACCTGATTTACCAAAACTGGGACGCGGTAAAGCTGTACTTCACCAGCGCCTGGGCCGAAATCAAAGCCGGGTTCAACAGCGGAATCGGCGGCATCCTCACGACACTGGCCAACTTCAGCCCCATTGGATTGATCTATCAGGCGTTCGCCGGCGTACTGAGTTACCTGGGCGTGGATCTGCCCAGCCGCTTTACCGAGTTCGGCAACATGATCGTCAACGGCCTGGCTAACGGGCTGTTTGCCGGCATGGGTCAGATCAAGAGCGCCATCACCTCAATCGGTGATTCGACCATTGGCTGGTTCAAGGAAAAACTCGATATCCATAGCCCCTCACGGGTGTTTGCCGAGCTGGGTGGTTTCACCATGGCAGGCCTGACTCTCGGCCTGGAAGGTGCTGCAAAAGGCCCACTCAACGCCATCGCCCACATGGGCAAACAACTCACCGCTGCCGGAACCCTGGCACTCGGCGCGGCTTCCATGCCTGCCCTGGCCATCGATGACCGACCGCCGATCAGCAGCATGACTTCGCCGGCCTACGACAGCCACGACAACTATGAAATCAACATTCATCCCGCCCCCGGCATGGATGCACACGCCATTGCCCGTGCCGTGCGCACCGAGCTCACCCGCATCGAGCGCGAAAAAGGCGCCCGCACGCGCAGCAGATTGTCGGACCTGGAGTAAACAACCATGATGCTGGCCCTCGGCATGTTCGTCTTCAGCCTCTCCACTGCCGCCTACCAGGAGCTGCAACGCCAAACCGAATGGCGCCACGCCAGCAACAACCGCGTCGGCGCGGCACCGGCCAGGCAGTTCACCGGTCGTGGAGACGACGCCATCACCCTCCCCGGCATCATCCTGCCCGAACTGGCCGGCAGCGCCCTCAGCCTCGACGCCCTGCGCCTGATGGCCAACACCGGCAAGGCCTGGCCCATGGTCGAAGGCAGCGGCCGGATTTATGGGCTGTGGATCATCGAAAGCCTGAGTGAAACCAAGACGATTTTCTTCCGCGACGGCACGCCACGGCGCATTGAGTTCACCCTCACCCTCAAGCGCATCGACGACGACCGCATCGACCTGATCGGCGCCGGCACCCGCGCGGGCGTTGGCATCATGAGATCGCTGCTGTGATCGATGCCACCCTCTCCCGCGTCACCGGTTACCTGAGCGACAGCGCCGAGCGCTTTCGACGGGATGCCGCCTACCCGGTACCGGCATTCCGCATCACCGTCGATGGCAATGACATTGCCCAGTTGATCAGCCCGCGGCTGATGAGCCTGGACCTGACCGACAACCGCGGCATCGAGGCCGACCAACTCAGCCTCACCCTCAGCGACCACGACGGCCTGCTGGCCATCCCGCCCACGGGTGCGGTGATCCGGCTATGGCTCGGCTGGAGCGACACCGGCCTGGTCGACAAAGGCACCTACACCGTCGACGAAACCGAACACAGCGGCGCGCCCGATGTACTGAGCATCCGCGCCCGTTCGGCGGACCTGCGCAAGGGGTTGAAGACCAAACGTGAACGCAGCTGGAGCAACACCACACTCGGTGACGTGTTGGGTGACATCGCCCTGGGCAATGGCCTGACCGCGACCATCGCCAATGCCCTGGACGGATTGCCCATCTTGCAGCTCGACCAGGCCAATGAGTCCGATGCCAACCTGCTCAGCCGTATTGGTGAAGAGTTTGATGCGGTGGTCACCGTCAAGGCTGGTTGCCTGCTGAGTCTGCCGGCGGGCGGCGGTAAGACCGCCAGCGGCACCGAACTGCCCCACATCACCCTGACCCGCGCTGACGGCGACCAGCATCGATACCTGCATGCCGATCGCGACAGCTATGACGGTGTGCGGGCTTACTTCTACGACGTGAACAGCGCCAAGAAACAAGAAGCCATCGCTGGTGGCGGGGAAAACCTCAAGGACTTGCGACACACCTACAGCGATCGACAATCCGCCTTACGCGCCGCCCGGGCCGCGTTCAATCGGCTGCAACGCGGTAGCGCGACGCTCAGCTATACCCTGGCCATGGGTCGGCCGAATCTGATCCCGGAGCTGACCTACACGCTCCAAGGTGTGAAGTCGGAGATTGACGAGATCATCTGGTATGGCGGGAATGTGCAGCACAGCTTCAGTGCGGAAAACGGCTATATCGTCAGCCTCGAGCTGGAGAGCAAGCTGCCGGAGGACACCGTTGAAGATTTGGTCGAAGAGCACCAAGGGGACTTTACGGGGATCATCGCGTACTACCGCGACAAGAAGACCGGGAAAGAGAAGACGGTGACGGTTGGGGATCAGCGCAAGCCCCGGCGGTTGAGGTGGTTATATGCCACAGAGAGAACGGCGAAGCAGGCGACGGATCGCGAGTGGAAGAAGATGGAGGCGAAAAACGCGAGCTAGGTAGCCTGCACGCTGATGAGCTTCAATTAGATTTCAAAGGTACGTCGGTAAAGTCATAGATGCCCTTACGAAGATTCACGTGAATCCTGGAACAGGTCTCCGGATTTTTTCGGATGTAGACAACGTCATTTTCCACTGGTCCGCAGGTCGTGACCTTCGATGCGTCAGCAAGAACCGCATACCGTATTAAAGGGTCAACTTGTGATGAAACGAGCATGCCGGCTCCCATCAGGGTCCCAATGAAGAATATCTTCAGCCCTGGAACGTGCTCTTCAGCAGACTCGCACATCCGCACACCAAACAGCTCTTTTATCTGCCAACGGACGAGCATGCAAATGCTGATCACAAGCAGTGATATGGGTACAGATAAAATGAAGCCGCCGATTGTCGAGGCGTATCTAATATTTTCGACTTCAATGCCAGTGGTAGCGTTGATGGTTTTCTCTGCCAAGATTTTACACATGTAAAAAATGAATGCTGTGTAGGCCAGTGAGCTTGGCCATTTCTTTGCAAAAGTACTGATGCTTTTGCGGTTGCGAACAGCAAAATACGCACCACATGAAAATACAGTCGTAAAAATTAAAACCGTCAGAGTTTCATGCTCAAGAAACTGCGCAAGCCACACCGCAAAAATCAACAGCGCAGCTTTGATAATGTTCTTTATTCCAATGCTCATTCGCGCGACAAGCCTTATTCAATACTGCAGTCCGGTACCACAGCCACACCTAACCATGTACCGCAATGAATGAGTAACGCTGCCTTAGGCATGCGCCTCACGATCAAGAACGTCCGCTACCCACTGATTGATACTCTTGTGAGCTAACTGCGCTTTCACTGCGACCGTTGCATGGAGTGCGGGGGCTAAACGCAGACTGAGGTTGCCCGAATAGGGTTTCTGCGGTGCACGTCCGAGCTTGGCGCACGTCTCCAGATAGTCAGTGACGGCCTCTTCAAACGCAGCTCGAAGCTCTTGAACTGACTCGCCGTGAAAGCCAACGACATCCTTGATGCCCGCGATGTGGCCGACAAACAGGCCGTCTTCGTCGCTGTACTCAATTCTGGCTGCGTAGCCGTTGTAATTCATCACGTTCACGGGGTAACTCCTGCTTGTTCAAGGAAAGCCCGAGCGTCACGCACCTGGTAGGGCTTGGCTTCTTTGTCGGGGTGGGGACGGTGAAAGGTGGCCACCACGCCATTGAGTTCAAAACGTACTCGCGATCCGTTGCCTTCAATGGTTCTGGCGCCCACTGCGCCGAACAAGGACTCGATACGAGTCCACTCCAGCGTGGCCGGGGTAGGCCTTGAGAACACGGCTTTGAGCGTACTGAGCTGTTTATTATTCATGGTATTATATCATGATACCGTGAAAGGTTTAGCAACCGCGAATGACATCGCTGATGCGTGGAGCGCCCCTCCAACACGCGCTAAAAAAACGCCGCTTATCCAGCAATAGGAGAGCGGCGTTTTCGTATCTGAGGTTCAGATTGTGCTTGGGACGGTTACAAGAATATCCGGTGACTCTCGCTGAAGTTGTAGGCAAACTCCGAGAGTTGCGTAAGGCGCTACGCTTGCTGCTTTTTTGGCTGGTTACTGCCTTGTTGGCCTTACATCCCGCGGGATACTCTCCAAGCGTCGCTGCACATTCAGCGACCGGGCTTGGTAACCCGGCGGAATATGGCGTAACAGCGCCTCCAACACTAATGCAGACAGCTTCTATCAACTGCGACTCAGTGTTATGGCGGCTGTGCGTGGGACGTCTTCGGACGTGCCGGTTTCCTTGATTCCCCGGTTTACCAACCTGCGCATAGCTGCCACCCATTCACTTGGTATCGGATGCGGCAGCTCCTCAAATCAAGGAACTGAATGATGCGCACTATAAATACGTTCAAAATCCGGCCTCACCTTCCACCTTCTCCAGAGTCGCGTAATACACCATCGCTCAATTTCTCCCGCTTCTCCTCCTTGAATGGGGGTGGCAAATGAGCAACCACCCCGAACTGACGACCATCGGGCTCACCCCTTTTCACTATTGCTCCAACGACGCCCTGTTCCGAGTGAACCGCGGCGTGCCTGTCGGGGTCGCGTTGGCCCAAGCGTCAGACCTGCTGTTTTTAGCGAAGATGTTAGCTGCCGATGCGGCTTACGCCAAAGACAGCGACCGCCATGCCTGGGCGGCGCACTATTTGACGTCGATGGGCAAGGCGGTGATCGATGATGTGGTGAAGGTGGTTATGCGATGGCCGCCGGTGAAGACCGGCGATTAGCGGTTGCTTGACTGTGCCCCGAGATTTTCGGGGCCTTGCTTTGGAGAACTGCTGCAGCGCTGTGCCGGCCGACGATGGCAAATCTGCCAACGGCGCCGAATTCCCTCACATCACTCTCACCCGCACCGACGGTGATCAGCACCGCTACCCGCAAGTTACAACGGCGTGCGCTTGCCTCTACGACTAAACAGCGCCATGAAAGAGGAAGCCATTGCCGGTGGCGGGGAAAACTTCAAGGATTTGCGGCACACGTACAGCGACCGTCAATCAGCCCTATGCGCAGCCCGCGCCGAGTTCCACCCTCTGCAACGCGGCAGCGCGACTCTCAGTTACCCTGGACACGGGTCAACTCTGATCATCCTTTTAAGACTTAACTCATATCTAAAGCGTCATATCTTGGCATGCACCCGAACTGACTGCCCCCGCGTATTCATTTTGTCTTTGAAAACTGCATAACTACGCACTGGAGATGCAGAAGTCAAATAGTGAACAGAAATCTCACACTCACTATTGTTCCAGTCAGGGTGAGTTCCAAAGCAATCTGTCCCACTTGAAAAAGACAATTGAAGCCTCGCACCTAAATGCACATGTCTATCATGTTTGTCCGCCTGACTTTTATCATCCGGATAATAGCAACTAATATTAGCTTTAGGCTTAACCTTCCTAAGCACCCGCTCGACCTCCACCATTGACAATAAAGAAGCGCCACCCTGATCAAACTTACTAATTACGACAAGTTCAACATCATCGTGTGCCGCTCGCAATACATTCTCAAAAAAACGCAATGACGAGTCTTTCAAATACCGATCATAAATTACAATTTTTCGCTCTTTGGAGAAAAACCCTCTGAGCACTGAATGATTATAATTTGTCGAAGAACTCAATAAAAGGCTAAACACCAATGAATGCCCAGGCATTGACCCAAGCTCAATAGACCATGAAGAATCAACAACATTTACACCGTATTTTTTCGCGTGCTCCAAAAAATCTGATGTAACACACTCTCTAATAAGCCGATGACCATTCAAATAGGCTGCACCTAAATATGAGTCATCAAGATCCGTTGCACCGTCAAGATCGTAATGTTTCATCTCATCATCAGTGACTATTCTGTATTTAGACGCATCAGAAAACACTCTATTCAACCAATCTTTACCAAATCCACTGCCTTCACTGAGCACCTTCGACTGATAGTCATCCATTATCAGAGTGGTTAGTCCTAGTATTGATGGTCTGAGTATATCCTCAAGCGCATTATTGACACCAGAAAAAATAGATAGAATGGCTTCAGCATCGACCGCCAATCTCATAGCAACTCACTCTTTTCAGAAGAAACACTAGACTGTCTTTCATTCATCGCTGTAATTTTGTTCTTCAATATCTTGCTTGATATATTATAGCTCTCATCAAAAAATCCAGCTGGCCAACCACCTTCAATTTCCCCCCAATGATTCAATGCCATCTCAGTAACATTATCATCTTTATGAAAATAATAAATTTTTACAGCCGAGGCTAAAATCCCCTCATTTTCATCCACTTCATGATTAGAGATTTGAAGTTGCAGCCCTTTTAAAATATGCTCACTATGAGTTTCAATAATGAACTTCAACCCGCGCTTTGCAGCTTTAGTCAAAAATTTAGCAAATGCCACTTGCGCTTTAGGATGGAGATGCAATTCCGGTTGTTCAATAATAAGTGTTTCACCTGGAGCCATCGCTGCCGCCTGTACAAGGATTGGCAGTACTTGCGAAAACCCGAAACCCACATCAGAAATAGAATCAACTCGACCAGCGCTTGTCGTTTTTAGGCGAACGACATCATCGTTTTGCTCAACGCTTATTTTGCAGTCAGGAAATATCATTGAAAACCATGAGGAAAAGTTGTCATATTTTTCCTTATGGATTTTATTTTTGGTACGATCCTCTAAAGACTTCTTGTACAGATAAGACAAAGCCAGCGGAGTAGTTTCGCCATTTGGACCCACATAAGGAGTGTGAGCTGAAAGCTTATAACTCCGATACGGACTCATTCTTAACGGGCCCATATAATGCAATTTCGACAATATCAACTCAGTCTGCTTAATAGCACGTTGAAAAAGCTCTTTCTTCATTCGTGGAGCATTAAGCCCTCGTCGTTCACGAGCAGATTCAACTACAAACCTATCATCAAAAACGATTTTCGTCGGAAGGCTTACACTATCAATAGTTTTCTTCCAGTTATCATCAATCTCATCATAAGCACCAAACCACCAACATACTGCATTAGGATCCGCAGAAATGTGATAATAACTGCGCGTCCTTGGTTTTACTATCTTTATAGAAACATATGATTCATCCAAGGAGTAATTGACCCCTTTTGGCCCAATGTATATCAAATCAGAAAGTAGTTCATCCCTCTTCGGGACCCGCGTGCTTTCCGTGAAAGAATTAAGCCTCGCCTGATCAGTAAGACTATTAAATTCATAAGTAAACTTATGCTCCGTCTGATGCCTCGGCGCCTCGCCCTTTTTATAATTAAACTCATAAGGACGATATAGAGAACTACGAATAGCAATACTAAATTTATTTTTTACATCATGATTTTTTATATAGTCTTTATACAAACCAAGATCAACATACTCACCTTGAGCATTCCAACTTTGGAATTTATTTTTCTGTGAAAAAGTTTGAGCCAACCCTAATAACGCCCGAAGCATTGAGGTCTTGCCCGAACTATTCTCACCATAGATCAGAGTTATAGGGCATTCTAAATTAAGCTCTAAGTTCGAAAACTTTTTAAAACCTTCGATTTTGATACTATCAATGCTCATACAACCCCTTCTTGCGCCTTTTAAAGTTTGCACTTCACGAGCATCAAACTCAGAATTAAATATTAATTAACTTAATGTGAAGCGCTCACAAACAAAACGCCTTTAAAACCACCGTTAAAGTTGATTATTCTTGGTGAGTTCGAACAGATCCCTTGTGTTCGACTTGAGGATAGGGTGTTCTCAGGCCTTGCTAGCACTAAAATGAAGCTAGCGAATTGGGCCATTGGAAACCCTGCCTGACTAATCCGTTCTTAATGGGTACAGATTATGCTGGCCTTTTAGAATCGGCAAGGGCTTCGGTCAGATCCTTGAGGCGTTGCTCCACGTCCATCAGGCGTTTTTTTTCTTCGGCGGCACTTTGGATCTCTCGCTTTCCCGCCTCTCCCAGGGAGCGGAAGAGCTCAAGCATGGCCTTTTCCTGCATGTTTTCGGTCGCAGGGTCCGAACCTTCGGTCGACACACCATGAAACATGGTGCCTTCGCCCGTGAGTAGCCAATCGACACTTACACCTAAATTGGTGCGTATCGCACCCATGGCCTTGGCGTTCGGCTCCCTCTCATCAAGGAGATAGTTCTGAAGGGTTCGGTAAGGAATTCCTACAATCTCAGAAGCCTCCTTGATCGAAAGGCCCTTAAGGTCCAGAACGCTGCGTAGACGCGTGGCTATACTCATTTTTTCATAGATCCGGTTGACGCACCTATTTTGGTGCGTATACTGCGAACAAACAGGTACATATTAACCAACTAGGAACACATCAACCATGAGCCAGGCCATGGAAAAGCGCCATATACAGGCGCGGTTGATTGAGCACGGAAGCAACTTCCGCCAATTCGCCCTCAGCCACGGCTACGAGCCGCGGACCGTGACGCAAGTCGTCCAGCGTTGGGCTGGACACGACACGCTGCCACGAGGGCGGCTCTCGTTCTGCATCCTGCGCGACATTTCAAGGCTGATTGGGAAAGAAGTGCTACCCGGGATCCTTGTGGATTCTGCTGAGCTACCTGATGAAACTGAGGCTGTGAATCAACTGTAGGGGCAGTGATGCCAGGGAGGAAACCAGAAGATGAAACGCCCAGTTCTAGCCAACCGGAAAGATGTTGTCAGCGCCGTCATTTGCGCTTTCCCAGGCGGTCGCCTCTATGCCGCTGCCGAACTGGGTATGCTGGTGAAGAAGTTTGATAACCAGGCGTATGAGAGCGCAGGTAGCCGCCCCTTGAGTGACGACCACATTCACCGGCTTGAGCAGATTGCAGGTACAGCTTATTTGCCGAGCTACATCGCAGCCAAATACGGCGGTATTTTCGTCCCACTGACCGTTGCGGCAGACCTGGACAACGTCGAGTTGTACAACCGGTCGGTCAAGGCTGCCGCCAAGCGCGGCAAGGTTGATCTGATTATTGCCGCGGCCTTGGATGACGGGGTGATCAAACCCGGTGAGGCCCAAGCGATTATCACGGCCTTGATGAACTACATGTCCGCCCGCTATGCCGAGGTGCTGGCCACCATCCAGCTACACGCTCGAGGGGCTGTCAGGTGAGCACTTACAAACTCGTTTGCCCCCACTGCTTCGGCCGAATGCGCATCCGTACCAGCGAAGGCACCCACATCTTTCTGCGTGTGGCCTACCTGCAATGCACCAACGAAGCCTGCGGCTGGTCGGTGCGTGCCCAGTTCGAAATGACTCATGAGATGAGCCCCAGCGGCATGGCCAACCCGTCGGTGCGCCTGCCTGTCGCCGACATCGCCCTGCGCCGCGCCGCGATGAAGACCACCAACGATCAACCCGACCTGCTCGACCAAATGGAAATGGAGTGTGCGCAATGAATCACGAACAGCTTGATCACGACTATCGCAGCAGCATGCAGCGGGCGGCGTTCGCCTACTTGCAACGGCATGAGGCGCAGCACCTGGTGGATTCCGACCTGCTGTACGAAAGCTGCGTGCGGCACATGACCACCGCCCTGGAGGTGCCGGTGTTCCTGGCGCAGCAGCTGGTGCACAACGCCTGGACTGAATTGCAGGTGATCAACCAGCGCAAGTGGATCGGTGTGGACTGGGGCAATTCCCCCGGCAGTACCGTAGTGCACCTGATCGACACGCGTGCAGACCTGCGTTACCCGGTCCCGGCGAGGCTGCTGCCGCAGACCTTGCTCGCCCAGCGCGAGTCCGCGCTCAAGCAACACCCTCAGTAAGCCCTTTCTAAAACTCCCGCCCTGCCCTACTTCCCGTGGGTTTGGGTGAGCTTTGCCCGAAATCCGAGGTGGACCATGGAAATCGACGTCGCCATCACCGCAAAACTGAGCCGTTCGCAGGCCGAGGCGTTGCTCGAAACGCTGCGCAGCCAATACGCGATGCAGTTCAACGAGCATTGGTACGACGATCGGTTTCGCCTGGTGCCCGAGGGTTTGCGGCATGGCTCGTTGCTCGCGGCCTTCCCAGTGATGGCTGCGCAAAAGCGCTTGATTGGCGCCCTCAAACATAGCCTCGGCGAAATGAAGTAAGCCCCCGATGAACATGAAACACGAGCTACGCGCCGACCTTCTACAACGGCTTCAGGCCGACTACGGCCTCAAGCACAAGGCCGGCAGGTACATGCGCGAAGGCGAATGCCCGGCATGCAAGAAGAAGGAGCTGTACGCCTTCCACGATGCCCCGTGGATGATCCGCTGCGGCCGGGGCAAGTGTGGCCAGGCCTGGCATGTGAAGGAAATCTACGAAGACCTGTTCGACGACTGGAGCAAACGTGCGCCGGCGACCGAACAGCATCCCAATGCGACGGCCCAGGCGTATCTGGAATTTGCGCGCGGCTTTCGTCTGGATTTGATTCAGGGTTGGTTCACACAGGAGACGTATTTCTCCGGCGAGTTGAATGCCGGCAGTGCGACGGTGCGCTTTGCTCTGGACAAGGGTGGGTACTGGGAGCGGCTGATCGATCGGCCGCACCGTTTCGGCAAGATGAAGGCGCGGTTCAAGCCCGGTGACAGCCCGCGGGGTGTTTGGTGGTGCCCGCCCTGTGTCGAGCTGCTGGACGTTAAAGAGCTGTGGATTGTCGAAGGGATCTTCGACGCCATTGCCCTGGTGCATAACGGCATTGTGGCTGTGTCGGCGATGTCGTCCGGTGCCTTTCCGGAAGAATCGTTGAAAGAGCTGTCTCGGTTGCGAGGTGGCAAACTGCCTAAACTGGTGTGGGCTCTGGATAACGAACCGGGGGCGCACAAGTACACCAGACGTTGGGTGCGGCAGGCGCGAGCCCTGGGCTATGAGTGCGAGGCGGCTCAGATTCCTCAGCCAGACAGTCGCAAGGTTGACTGGAATGATCTGCATCAGCGCTGGGCCTTCATCGATGACGAAACCCTGCGCGCCGAGCAGGTTAAAAAAGACCTGGCCACTGCTCGCTACCACGGCTCCCTCCTGATCGCGGAAAGCGCGTCAGAGAAAGGCGTGCTGATGTACGACTGGCGCGAGCGACATGAATTTCACTTCGGTTTCGACAGCCGCTTGTACTGGTTCAAGATGGACCTGGAGAAATTCAACAAGGCGATGCAAGCGCTTGATACATCCGACCGTCATGAAGACCAATTGCTCAATGAAGAGCAGCGCCGTCAAAAGGCCCTGCGCCAATGCGGCGGCGTGGTCGAAATCGCCAACTGCTACCCGCAAGCGCTGTATTTCCAGCGCAACGAAGTCACCGACGAATCCTGGTACTACTTCCGCGTCGACTTCCCGCACGACAGCGGCAGCGTCAAAAACACGTTCACCGGTGGCCAGGTCGCTGCCGCCAGTGAGTTCAAGAAGCGCCTGCTCAGCATGGCCGCCGGCGCCGTGTTCACCGGCAGTGGCCAGCAGCTCGACAAGATAATGAAAGACCAGCTTTTCGGCCTGAAAACCGTGGAGACCATCGATTTCATTGGCTACAGCAAACAGCACAGCTGCTACGTGTTCGGTGACATTGCCGTGCGCAACGGCATCGTCAGCCAGGTGAACAAGGAGGACTTTTTCGAGTTCGGCAAGCTGCGCCTCAAGACGCTGCAGAAGTCGATTGCCATGCACATTCAGCGCGACAGCAAGGTGTACCGCAGCGACTGGCTGCCGATGCTGTGGTTGTGCTTTGGAGCCAAGGGCATCGTTGCCCTCGCGTTCTGGTTTGGCGCGCTGTTCGCCGAGCAGATTCGCGCGCAGTACAAGTCGTTTCCGTTCCTCGAGGTCACCGGTGAAGCCGGCGCCGGCAAGACCACACTGCTGACCTTTTTGTGGAAACTGCTGGGTCGCGAACATGAAGGTTTCGACCCGTCGAAATCGACCCGTGCCGGCCGGCAGCGGGCCATGGGTCAGGTGTCGAACATGCCGGTGGTGCTGATCGAGGGCGACCGTAACGAGCCGGATAAAACGCACGCCAAAGGCTTCGACTGGGACGAGCTGAAGGACTTCTACGGCGGCGGCACCCTCGGTACCAAGGGCATGAAGACCAGCGGTAACGAAACCTACGAACCACCATTTCGCGGCGCCATTGCCATCAGCCAGAACGCCGACGTCAACGCCTCAGAAGCCATCCTGACCCGGATTATCAAATCGCACTTTGCGCGCCCGGAAGTCACCACAGAGAGCCGCGCAGCCGCGGACAACCTGAACCTGATCCCGGTGGAACACCTGAGCCACTTCCTGCTGCTGGCTGTGCGCGCTGAGGCGCAGGTGATGGCGAAGCTCGCCGAACGGGTGCTGGTTCATGAACGGCAATTGCGCACGCTCAAGGAAATCCGCGTCGAGCGAATTATCAAGAACCACAGCCAGTTGATGGCCCTGGTGGATTGTCTGCGCCTGGTGTGCCCGCTGGATGAAAACCAGGTGGTGACGACGCAACAGGCGCTGACGGTCATGGCCCTGGAGCGTCAGGCCGCGATCAGCGCGGATCACCCGTTGGTGGCTGAGTTCTGGGAAGTCTACGAGTACCTGGAGAGCCTGGGCGAAGGCCCGCAGGTGAACCACAGCACAGACCCGAAATTCATCGCCATCAACCTCAACGAGTTCGCCGAGAAGGCCAGCGAGCACCGGCAGAACCTCGCCGACCTGAAGACCTTGCGCACGCTGCTGACCGAGAGCCGTAGCCGCAAGCTGCTGGACACTAACAAGCCCACCTACAGCGCCGTACGCGCCTCGCAGAGTGCGGGCAACGCGATGTTCAACAAACCGTTAACCGTGCGCTGCTGGGTGTTCCAGGGCGCGTAAAGAACCAGGCGCGGCAACGCCTGAATTCAGCAACTCAAGGAGAAGCACCATGCCCAATCCCGCTGCACGAGAATTTTTTGATGAGTTGTTTCAGTGCCGGGCAGAACGCCCTGCTATTCGCGCAATAGGCATTGATGCCTTGCTGCGCTTGGTGCCCGTCGCTCAACGCGATACCGGCCAGAGCGGAGTCATCGCCCGTTTTCTGCTGGGTTTGTACAACGGCCCAGCATTTCCGTTCGATCTGACCGAGTTACGCCGCCTGGACGCGGGGCTGTTCGACGACTGCATTGCCGTCCTGCGGCTGGACAACAGCCCTGAACAGGAGGTGCACACCTACGTACACAACGGCGAGGCCATATGGGAAAACCTGCGCAGGAGCTGGGCATGAAGTGGGCTTCAAAACGTGACCGTGCTGGAAAGGTCATCCCGCACTGTTGGGTAACTGAAAGCGGCTACACCGTCGCCGAGTGCCGGTTACCGGACAGGCGATACCCCATCACCCGACCAGACGCCACCCTGCCCTTCGCGTATGCGAAAGACCGGGATGAAGTGATCGAGATGATTCAGAAAGACCTGGCCAAGCAGGCCTGAAAGACGGTGTCGAGGAGCGGCAACTCCCCGACACCCACCACCCCAAGGAGAAGCACCATGCAAGCACAACACCCAAGCGGTAGCGGGACAGAGGCTATCACGAACGCTTTTGAAGTCGGTGATGAGAAACGGGAGGCGGTATGAACAATGGCAAATCCTTCCCATGGAACCTTGACCTGACTGGCACCTGCGACCAATGCGGTAGATCCCGCGCCCATGGCAACCACCGCAAGTGCAGCAAGGTGCGCCAGGCGATCAATGCACGACGCAGGGCTGAAGAAGAACGGGCGGGAATCGCACCAAGACCTAGAAAAAGCGCAGGATTGTTCTGGTTACTTCGCCAGGAATGATCGGCAACACTTGACTCTGAAAGGCCCGGCAACGGGCCTTTCTTCTTTCTGGAGGTTGGTCGGTTTTTCAATTCATCGCGTGGGGACGCACATGGCAGATGGCGTAGAGGCCCGGGGCAATTCAGTACGGGTCTATTTTCGTTTCAATGGTGAGTTGTGCCGGGAGCTGGTACCCGGCGGCAACACCGCGGCCAACCGGGAGCATGCCGCGCGCCTGGTGAACATCATCGAGTACGAGATTCAGGCCGGTACCTTCGAGTACAGCCGGCATTTTCCCAACTCGCCCAGGTTGGTGGAAAACACCTTTGGCCATTACCTGGACCTGTGGCTGAAGATCAAGCGCAACAGCGTGGCCGCCACGTCTTACCGGGGTTACGCCAACAAGGCAGAGGTTCATGTGCGGCCGCGCTGGGGCAAGGTTCAGGTCGATCAGATTGATCACCTGGATTTGCAGGAGTGGGTGCAGGACACGCTGTCGAAGCGGCTGAAGAACAAGACCATTCGCGACATCATCAGCAATGTGCGCCAAGTCTTCAGGCTGTACCGTACCCGCAAGAAGGTTGCTCATGACCCGACTGAGGGACTGTTCGTGCGCCTGCCCGATCCTGAAGCGCCGGACCCGTTCACCCGGGCGGAAATCAAGCAGATCCTGGAAACGCCGACCAGCCGCACGCAGGAGCTGTTGATGGTGCAGTTCATGATTTGGGCTGGGCCTCGGGTTTCAGAAACGATTGCCCTGGCTTGGGAAGATGTGGACCTAGAGAAAGGGACGGTGATTTTTCGCCGGTCGAAGGTGCGCGGGGCTTATCGGGTGACGAAAACCCGGCGCTCAACGCGGAAGGTACGGCTGCTGGGGCCGGCTTGGGACGCGCTACGCAAGATCGATGCGATCAACCCGAAGAAAAAAGCGGAGACGGTGGATGTCGTTGAGCGGGATAACAAGACGGTGCGGCAGCACACACTGCATTTTGTTTTTTTGAACAGTAAAAGCGGATTGCCGCATGTGAGCGATTTTGTGGTGCGGGATCGGTTTTTTAAGGCGCATTTGAATGCGGCTGGGGTGAGGTATCGGGGGCCGGGGCAGTGTCGGCATACGTACGCCAGTCAGTTGCTGACGACGGGGGTGGCCTCGATTGACTGGATTGCGGAGCAGATGGGGCATACGAATGGGAACATGATCCGGCAGCATTATGGGACTTGGATTAATGAGGATGGGCCGGATGTCATCGGGATCTTACAGCATGCTCTGAACCTCTAGTCACCCGTTACGCAACCGTCCTCGATCAAGATTCGCATAACGTGGCTTTCCACTTCTTTGATAACACTACGATGTGAATATTCGACAGACGAGTTTCTTCTTCACGCATCAGTCATACCACCCAAAACTAACCCGGCGGTACGGCCTCATCAATCAAATCCAGCACCGTTAACCGGAAATAGCCAATGATCTTGACTTGACTCAGCGAGCCGCTACGCTCAATAAACTTACATTGGTGAGTTGGCTGCAAGCGACTTTACTGCATTAGTGTGCTTTCGACAGGCACCACGACCGCCCTTGGGTTTTCAGCGTTCGTCTTGATGTGATGGTGTTCTTCGAGATGCTTTTAGAAAGCAAAGAATGACGACTCATGCCAGGAGACGCGAAAGCGTACAGGGGATTCAATGATAAGAATAAAGCTCACTGACATTCTGATCCTGATTATTAGTTTAAACGTCACTTATTCGGCCTCAGGAGGCGGGCTACTGGGTGATATCGTCAACCAAGTAGCGCCGGGCGTTGGCACATCTCTGGATGACGCCAATCGTAGAGTCAAGGATGCACTGCCGATATATAAGCAAGCGGAAGAAGCCGGCAGCCATATGGTTAATGAGTCTCTAGTGCAAGCAGCTGCGCCCGCATTACAGGAAGCCATCGCCCGCTCTCGGGACGATGCGCTAAATAGCGGTGTAAACCCAATTCCGCCGGATATTCGGAAAAACCTTCGCGGATTTATCTCAGACGCCATCCTTGATACGGCGGTTTATCGGGTGCGAGGTGGCGGTGATATGTCATTGCAAGTCAATGCGATCCGCTACGGTGAAGCCGCAGCGATTACTCTCGATCATGTAATTGTGTTTGCTTACGGTAACGATGCCCAATATAACGCAAGTCTATGGGCCCATGAACTCACCCATGTGGATCAGTACCAACGCTGGGGACTTCATGATTTCGCTGTCAGATATACAAGGGACTCAGCAGCAGTAGAAAGAGAAGCGTACGATGCCCAGAGTCGATACTTGGCTTGGGTGGCAGTCCAAAGCCAAGAGCGACTCGCTACATCCAGCCCCTCAGTTCAGAGCTCCGACTTCAATCGCCCGCTCTTTCGTTTACCCATTACTGACGCGTCAAGTACCTGCGGAACAATGGTAACTGCTTGTAAAGTAGATGGATCCGCGCCGGTAGGTACACCGTGCTGGTGCAACACTCCGCGAGGCGCAGCAATCGGATCGTTGATTCCTGATCGAGCAGATGGGTGGGTTTCACGTCCTCGCCAACTACCTGGTTCAGCAAGTGATCCCCTACCCGCACCGCCCCCCCCACCCCCACCAGCAAATGCTTGCTCAACATCTGCAGGATCGTGCTTTCTAAATGCAGGGCTTGGAGTCGGCTCCCAATGTACTTGCTTTTCGCAGAATGGAAACTTTCCTGGCGTTGCTCAGCAAAAGCCAATCAATAACATATGTTCGACTATGGCTGGGACGTGCCCGCTTGGCGCTCCGTTATTTTCTGGGGACAGGTGTTACTGCCCGACATATAGCGGGCCCGTTTGGGGACAAGTTCCTTGACAGTGTGGCGAACCGCGAGCCAGCCAAGCGACACTACAAGACGGGGAATGGGTCAGATCATGAGATTTCAATTTCGTCGACAATGGGACGTCAAACTTGGAGTTCAGCGCCGGTGGAAACTCCCGAAACTCAAAGGGGTTGCCATTAGCAGAACATTGTCGGTGTTTTCTGCGATGAGGGGTCGGGGCGCTGTCAGTGCTTGTTTAGCTAGATACATCCGATAAATGCTGATTGTTTTCGAGGACGCCTAGACGGAGAAAAGGCAACTCGTATTCCCATACCGTTCCCATATCGCCTTTTTTCAGACGCCAAAAACCACAAACCCCCGACTTTCTCTAGGAAAATCAGGGGTTTGTGTTTGCAGAATGTGGCGGTGAAGGAGAGATTCGAACTCTCGATACAGTTTCCTGTATACACACTTTCCAG